TGGATGTGATTGACAGAACTCGATTCGCTCGAATTCATACACGGTCGGTTCAACTGTCATAGCAAATCCACGGTTTCGAAACCACGCGTCTAGACCAGCGGTAAACCGCACAACGCTACTAGTTTCAAGGATGACCACACAATCATCTCCATTATTCATCAACTCGATATCAACTCTTACTTCCATGGCATAAGCGAACACCATGCCACACATCAAAATGCAGTTCCCTAAGCTAGTGTTCAGGTCACCACTACTGCGTGTGCCATGCATTGTGAAGCTCAACTCCCCATCAACAAACCTTGCTACCCCCCTATTGGTAATCTGCAATTCCAAAAGCCGCCTTAACTCGGCATTTCGGGGGTATAGTCGGCGATAAAATCCGTGTTCATAATTCAAGGCTTCAGCTGAAACATGCATGTCAAACTTCGAAGCATCCAGTCCCACAGCAGCCGGATGTGCAAAGATATCCCACTTTTGGCGGGCAATTTTGGCTGACACATCAGCATTGAAACCTTTAATGACAGTCGCTTCTGTCCTGTCACCAAAGACACGGTTAATCGCACGGAAATAATATTTTTCCGCATGTTTCAGGTATTTCCCTAGTTTCAGGTTGTAACGGGCCGCTCTTGGATTAATGACCCTTGGCGCTCCTGACAACTTCTGCTTCTCAAATTTTACAAATGATTTCAACCACGCATCCTTGTCCGAGAATGGGGTTAGTTCAAGACTGCGACAGGCCTCATCATACACCCGCCATTTCGACCCCCTATAAGTGTCGGCAACTTGCCGCTCAGTTAAGGGGGGGAGGTGGGGCATGTGGGAACACACTTCGCGCTCAAACGCTCGAAACCAAACACCGTCAAATGCACCTGCAACGACAGCTAAAGCTGGCCGGAATCGCTCTCCCTCCTTACAGAGAAAGTAGCGCTCAACGAATGCACGGTGTGCGGTGTGCACGCTGTTGTTATAAACTCCGAGGCTATTGTCTCGGGAGAACGGTACGGTCACAGTAAACCGACGCGTTTTACATACCAGACCGTTGGTGCGCATGCGCAAACGACCCTGACACAATGCAAGCTGACCCAGCAAAGCCGGATCAGCCTGTGTGTCAGAGCCACGCACAACAACAGGTCGTCCCTACGCCCTCAAGTCCCCCCGTCTCGTCCTACCAACGAATCGGGAGAACAAGGGCTTCCGGAACATCCTGCTTGCCCACACCTCCGCGTCTGTTGGCTCAAAATACGCCCTCCGTACGACAGGGAGATTATTAAGGCTCACATTAGTGCGAACCCCAGCCTCCCTGCAGAGCCTAATGTACGTGCGCTCAAACACAGCTTGGTTTTCCGGTGTGTCAGCCATTGAACCCACCGTTGCCGTGACTGCCAAAGCCATCCGCGCGCAAAATGCTGGTGATGCGTCAGACATGCGGGGGGCAATGACAACCCGGACCTCATGGTCCACATCGTCCACCCCCGCTTGAGGTGAAAGGTCCAATCCCTGCACCTCCCCAACGCGACCATTAAACACTGCGCGAGGTATGACCGCCAAAGGCAAGTCCCCCATCGGCAACACCGGTACTGGCTGCACTACAACCGGTCTGAACCCCTCCAAACCGCGTACGTAAGACTGGGCCGACAAGTGCCCAGCTACGATTAAATCCCCTCTAAGTCCGTCATTACCCAACCCATAAGATTGTCTCATGTCGA